GCGGCGGACGCTGAGACGGGTGGCGATTGAGCAGGCCACAGGGGCACGACGGCGACGGATTCTTTGCGGAGGTAATTGTTGATGCAACTTCTTAAGCAGAATACAGCCGCAACTGTGCTTGTCGGCCCAGTATTAGACTCCGCAGGTGCAGCCGTAACCAATGCCGTCATCGGTGACTTCCAGATCACGAAGAACGGCACCAGTGCAGCGATGGCTGCACCAGCAACACGCACGCACAGCCACAACGGTTTTTATCTGCTGTCATTGGCTGCAGGGGATACCGATACTGTTGGTCGGCTTGTGATCAGCGTCAACAACACAGCACAGAGCATGAGCACGCACAGATACACTGTGCTGCTTCCTTCTGTGTTCGATGCTCTAATCACAAACGCAACAAATTCTACTGGCGGTCTGCTTGCTGCAACAAACACCATCACGGCATTGGCCGGAGCAATATCTACTTTTGCCGGTGGAGCAGTAGCAAGCGTCACGAATCGAGTCACCGCAAACGTAGATCAGTGGGGCGGGGTGGCCGTTACGGGAATGCCATTACCAACAGCATCCTACACGGCACCAGATAACGCGACAATCGGTACCATCTCAACCAATCTCGGGACGGTCAACACGAATGTCTTATCTCGACTGGCAGCATCGGCCTACGTTGCTCCGCTCAGCGGTTCAGAGACCGCAGCAGCAGTATGGAACGCATCACTGTCAACCTACACAACTGCTGATACGTTCGGCGGTCGCATTGTTCGTAGTGTCAACAGCAACAACACTGTACAGATTACAGGCGGTGGTAGTTACCATATCTTCTCGGTACTGCATGATGCAGAGCCAAACAGTATTCCCGAAGATGCCTTTGTTGATAACGCTCTGTCCAACAGAGTGCTGGCAGCCAATGCAGCCGCAGAAGTAGCAACTGCAGTACGCACAGAACTGACAATTGAATTGGGACGCATTGACGTAACCAGCAGCAGTCGATTGGCCAGCAGTGCCTATACCGCACCAGACAATGCAGGCATTACACTCATCAAGACAGTGACTGACAGACTGAACACTGGACTGGTACAGGACGGTGCAGTATGGCAGTTCACAGTCAACATGCTGGAGAATGGTCCTGCAGGCGGAGGCGGTGGTTCAGCTACAGTCGGTAATCAGTTGCTGATCCTCGACCAGCTTGACCTGATTCAGAACAAGACAGATTTAATCAGCGGTGCCAGCGGTATTACTTCCTTGCTGGCAGGTGCTGTACTTGAGCCAGGACAGATTACTTCTTTCCCAGAAACTCTTACGATTGGCGATTCTTACACTGAAGCCAACGGTCGTGCTATACAAATTCCTGTTGTTGATACAAATGGCGTACCAATTTCCTCAACTGGCAGTTTGTATTTTTCCTCGGCTACGGTAACATTCGTCATCAAGCGAGCGGGAGAATTGGATTCCGACCGCATCATCTCTGGAACAGCCGCATTTGTTGATCCGCCGGGAACAGGTACAGGCGACGAAGCACCCTACGTTGTAGTTGAACTCTCTTCCTCAGAAACTCTCAAGGGACTGGTGAAGTACAAGTACACAGGGATTCTGACCTTTACGTGGCCCGGAACTTCAGATGAAGTCATGTCCTTCGAGACGAACATCATTACTTTCAAGGAATAGTGTGAGGCACCCCCATGCCCCGCAGGAAGCCGAAGCCGCAAGTTCCTGAACTGGAACTTGAAACGGTACCAGAACTCTCATTCGTTAAACCAGTCAACGGAAAAGTACCAAGGACTCTGATCATACCCGACCCGGTATACGAAAAGGAAAAACTGGTAGGCTGGCAGAAGACTGCAGTTGATCTGGTTCCATTCCTTCGCAGTATCCCGATGTACGATCCCTTCGCCAGTGCCAAAGGTTATTACTTTGACACACAAGAATGGGAACGTGTCTGGCGGTTCATGACAGAATACTGTTGCTTTCCTGAAGGCTATCTGACAGGTCTGCCCTTTGTGCCTGAACGCTGGCAGTCGGCAATCTACGCCAACATGCTCTGCTGGAAGCACGAAGAGACAGACCTGCGAAGGTATCGCGAATGCTTTATCTTTGTCCCTCGTAAGAACTCGAAGACCTCCAGCTTCGGTGCAGTGATCAGTCTGTTTGTTTTCTACTGTGACAAGGAGAAACGAGGTCAGTTGTACTGTGCTGCTGCAGACACCGAGCAGGCCGCATTGAACTTTCGTCATGCTATCTACATGATCGAAAACAACAAGATGCTGCTGGGTAAACTGCGAGACAACAAGGTCTTCCGCAGTACCAAGTCTTTCGAGCACAAAGACGGCTCGATCTTCAAGGTACTGTCTTCCATCGCTGACACAAAGCACGGTCTCTCACCAAACTTTGTGTACATCGACGAAGTCCATGCTCACCCTGACAGCGAACTGATTGACGTTCTGTTGACTGGTACAGGCTCGCGACAAGAACCATTAACCCTTTACACAACCACCGCTGACTACGATCGTCCGAGTCCCTGCAACACTCTGTACGAGAAAGCCAAGGCAATAGCCCAAGGCCGACAGTTCTCTCCTACTTTTCTCCCAGTAATCTATGAAGCCGATCGGGATGATGACTTCCGTAAAGAGTCTGTCTGGAGGAAAGCCAATCCTAACTTTGGTAAGTCGGTCACAAGAACGTACTTTCAAGACCAAGTTCTTTCAGTCGAAAACAACCCAGCCGAACTGAACCGTTTCCTGCGTCTGCATCTGAACATTCGAACCAAAACAGAAACAGCATGGATTCCTTCGCATGTGTGGTGCAACGGTAATCCCAAACCTGATGAAGTTCGCTTACTCTCAGTCGCAGCAATCAAAGACTGGATATCAGAGCATTCACTCTGGCACAATGTTGGCAATGACAGTCGCTTTACGACAGCGACTTCGATTGACGTGTATCTGGCAAGACACCAGTTGTACTGGTCTTGGTACATCAACAAAGTTGAGGAACTGAGAGATGAAGAATGCCATGCTGGTTTTGATAACTCCCAAGTTCACGACTTGGCATCTCTATCCCTATTCTTCCCAACTAAAGGCATTCTGCTCAACTGGTCTTGGTGCCCTGCAAAGAGCATTTACCAACGCAGTCACGAACAGAGCCTGCCTTACGGATTGTGGTATGATGCTGGCCTGATCAACTCCACCAGTCCGCTCGAAGCGATCGACGAAGATGCTATTATCGCTGCCATGCTGGGAGATTCCAATCAGACTGGTATCTTAAATCATTTTCGAGGTTGCAGAGAGATCGTTTTTGACCGATACTGTGTTCACGCAATCTACTCAGGTCTGAAGAAGTACGGATTCCCCAGCAGAGCCTATCCCCAAAACTTTGCTGGTATGAACGAACCTTGCAGACGCATGAGTGCCTTAGTTCAGGACGGTATGCTGTTTCATGGCGGGCATCCTGTTCTGGACTGGATGATTGGGAATGTTGTTATCCAGCAGTCTCGGGATGGACTGATGCGACCGGATAAGTCAAAATCAGTCAACAAGATTGACGGTATTGTTGCAAGTCTGATGGCAATCGGTTCGCACCTGTACCCGGAAGACGAAGTTATCACAGATATTCGATCACTCAGGTGAACTATGTTTCGATGGCTTCGTAAAAATGAACCGTCCATTCCTGCCAGCAAGGTAAGCAGCCTTGTGGGGAACCTCGTTGAAGCAGCGTGGAACGCCACAGGCACAATGACATGGCGGGATATGTTCGGGATCATGAATCACGAACGCTCCTACACTGACCAGTCTCAGACCGCCCTGAGACTCTCCGCAGTCTTCTGTGGCGTCAAGATCTACACAGGGATGATCCATTCGCTTCCCCGGCGAATGTACGCACTGGAAGCAGGCACAGGAGACCGTACTCGTGTTGTCAGCACCACCGAGCACCCAGCCAGCCGTCTGTTCTCTCATTACTTCCATCCAGAACTGTCTTCCGACGATGCTCTGATGACCATCGTGTATGACATTCTGATGGACGGTAACTGCTACTTCATGAAGGAGTTCGACGCCCAAAGTCGCACCAGCCGACTGTACTACATCCATCCTTCCAGAATTTGTCGAGGAAACATTTTCCGAGCCAATGGTGGTGAGAACCTCAGCATCGGTCGTAAAGCTGCTCAAGGCGAACTGCTGTACCGAGTCGATACGGGTCTGTCCGAGCGTGACCTGAAGACTGAGCCATTGCTGATTCCGAAAGAATACATTGCTCACTTCCGCAGTCATGTACTCGACACACAATACCACCGTGGTCAGGGCTTCATCCTAAACAATGCCCGTGTCATGGATCTGTACTCAGCCAGCGAAGAGTTCGGCTGGAAGTTCTACACTCGCGGTATTGCCACTCAGATGTTCCTGACGACTGAGAACCGCTTAGACGCTCAAGTGCTGAAGCGTATCGAAGCCAACTTCTCGGAAGACCCTGATGCACCACTGGAGTCCATCTTCCGTACTCGCGTACTGGAGCAGGGCCTCAAGCCTGTTCACATGGGTATCCCATTCCAGCATCTGCAGTTTATCGAGACTCGGGCATTCAGTGTTGAGGATATTGCTCGTGGTCTGAACGTACCCCCAGTCTTGCTGCACAGTTACATGGGTACCAAAGCGGGAGACGTGGATATCTCTGCAGCAATGTCGATGTTCATTCAGTCCTCCATCGGTCCATTACTCTCTCGCATCTGCAGTCAGTTCCGTACTGAGGTTCTTCCGATCCCCAGTCACATGCTGTTCCTGTTCGAGTTCGAGCAGTTGTATTTGTACCGCAACGTCATCGACAAGT